TTGCCGCCGGTCGAAAGCAGCATCACGGCCGCGTCCGGCGTGTCCGGCAGGTGCTCTAGGAAGCAGTCGCCGAGCCCGGCGGGTTCGTAGGTCACGAGCCCGGCCGCGTCGAGGTACTTGGCGAGCGCCCGGGTAATCACGGCAACTCAGCCTTTATGCGCTCGCCGACCCACTCCATGATGCGCGGCCCGTCTTCCCTCGCGGCCAACTCCAGCCACTTGGCCCGCCGTCCCGGCGCGTGCCGCCACGTCGTCTCCTCGTGCTGGCGCGCGGCGTACGCCGCAGCCTCCCCGCCGTAGCCGACTTGCGCTTTCAAGCCCTCCGGCGTCGCCGGAATAACGGTGCCGGAGTCCTGCAAGACGCCCTCTTGCCGGGGCACCGTCTCATTGGCGATACGCAGCAGCTCCCCGGCCCCGTCCGTAAGCGCCTGCGCCGCCGCCGCGCGGATGCGCGCCATCACCTCGTCCGTCTTGTCGTTCACGACGTAGACACCGCGCAGGCCCTTCACTTCGCGCTCCTTCCCAGCGACACGCGCAGCAGCTCGTCGCGCAGGAGCCCGCGCCCGGCGTCCACGGCCAGCACGCGGTAGACGATGCCGGAGACGGTCACGCGGTCGCCCACGGATACCACGGCGTCCGGGCGCAGGTAGGCCACGGCGTCCGAGACGACAGCCGCGTCCTCGGTGGAGCGCACGAGCCGACGCCCCGGCTCGACGCGCGCCGGGTAGCTCGCGCTGGCGTCGTACAGCGGTCCCGAAGCGGCTTCGCCCGCGTAGGGCTCCACGCGTACCGTTTGCCGGAGAAGGGCGGTCGGCATCATATGAGCAGCCCCCTCCTCAGGATGCGCCGCGCCTGCGGCGCGAGGACCGGAGGGCGGACGCCTGAGACGCCACCCACGGTGACCGCCGTGCCGGCCAGCCCGTCGATATCGTGCTCCTCGCCCGTCTCCACCCAGAACCTCACTTGCGCGCAGGCAGCGTCGCGTAGCGCCTCGGCTTCGGCAGCGTCGGCGGGCAAGCCGCTGTCGGAGTCGACCACGAACGAAGCGGTGACCGTCGCGTCGAGCAGCCCAGAGGCGCGCGTGAGCAGCCGCTCGATAGAGGACGGCGCGCTCTGCCCGCTCCACGTCTCGTACTCTGCGGCGGTCGCGTAGGCCACGGCACTCATCGCTCATCCTGTCCCGCCGCGTCGTCGCCCTCGACGTGCACCGGAGCGACCCGGAGGGTCAGCGGCGGTGGCGTCTTGGGCTTCGTCGTGCGGCGCTTCGTCTTGGGCTTCTCTCGGGGCGGCGTCACGACGCGCAGGCGGCGCGAATACGGACGCCAGATGGTGAGTCCTCCAGTGTGCGGCAGCTCGTACAAAGGCACGTCTCTACCTCCTGACGATGGGCGGGTGGGCGGCGCGGCGGCGCGGACCGCCGAGCTGGCGGAGCGGCTGGCCCTGCTTGCTGACCTCGATAACGTCGCCCGTCCAGTCGAGGTCCAGCGCCGAGGCGTCCTCGCCGATGAAGTTGTGCGCGACGCGCGGACGCGCGCCCTTGGCGCGGTCTACTCCCGCCCGGCCGGGGACCATCGAGGGTCCGTCAGCGTGGTCTACGAGCGAGGGCCACGTGTACCAGACAAGCGAGCGCCGTTCGAGGCCCCAGAAGCGGCTCAGCCGGAGGTCGTAGTTTTCCAGCCGCTTGAGCGTGTCGCAGTAGGCCAGCATCTCGGGAATAGCCGCGACCGGGACGACGACCAGAGGCCCCCACGCTAGGACGTGCATGGTCAGCCACGAGACGTTACGCCCGGCGGTGCGCTCCACTGCGGCGTCGATGAGCTGACGGTACGGGCGCACGCGGCCCACGTAGCCGCACAGCGGCACGTCGCGCGGGATGTGCGTCAGCGCCTCCTGCAACCCGGCGCACAGGTCGCGGCACACGTAGAGGTCGTCTTGGATGACGGCGTGGTGGGTCGCTTTCGGGTCGTACGCGGACATGGCGCGGCGGCCCGTATCCCAACGGTTGTTCCGCTTGTCCCACACCACGGATACGTCACCGTCGAGGGCGGCGAGCATACGCGTCACCGAAGCCGTGCGGGCGGGGTGGGCCATCATGGCGACTGAGAGCCGCACGGCTTTCGGACCCCGCGCGGAGCGCCGTACCCGCTCCCGGGCGCGCCTCGGCGTGCGTCCGCTGTGCGTCCAGACGTGCACGGCGGTCCAGCCGTATGGCCCGGCCGGAGGGCTGTAGCCCAGCTCACCGAGCAGCCGGGTGATGGCGTCCTTCTGCGCGCCTGCCTCCGCCACGATGAGCGGCCGGTCGCGCTCGATGACCCTGCGCCCCGACTCGATGACGCCGAGAGCGTTTCCCTCCACGTCCACCTTCACGAGCCCGACCCGCTCATCCCACAACAGGTCATCGAGGCGCACGACGGGCACCGTCCCGGAGTCGCCGCCGTCCGCGACGCGCGCCATGCCGCTGTTGCCGGCCGGACCGGGGACCAGCCGCCCCGTCCTCCACGTCGGGTGCACGGCAGCCCGGACGCAGCGCACGCGTTCCGCGACGCCGCTCGCCTCCACGGTGGCGACGAGACGGGCATAGCTCGCCGCGTTGGGCTCGATGGACAGGACGCGCGCGCCGCACTCGCAAGCGAAGAACGCGGTGTGATTGCCGACGTGGGCACCCACGTCCACGTACAGTCCCTCCGGCTCCAGAGCGGCCACGGCGGCGAGCGTGTCGGCTTCGTAGTAGCGCCCGGAAGCCACGACGCGCCCGATGTGGTCCTCCGGGTCCGCCGCGACCTCCGCCCGGCCCACCGGATACGTCCGGTGAGGCTCCACGGGGTCCATGTGGTCCTGCGGCTCGCTCGTGCGCAGCGTCTCGTGCATGACGGACGGAACGCCTTGGTGGTAGGCGAGGGAGCGCTTCACGCGGTAGAGCCGTGCGCCGGACGCGACGAGCTTGCGCGAGAGCGCCGCGCCGGTCCCGGAGCCGCGTCCCTTCGCCAGCCACTCCGCGGAGGGTTCGTCTACCGCGAAGCCGACCCGCTCCAGCAGCTCCCGGCGCGAGATATAGAGTCCGTCCACCCAGCCGACCTCCACGCCCGCGCCGACATCGCGCGGCCGGACGTTCGTCCAGCAGGCTCCCGGACGCGAGCGGTGGGAAGCGACGTTCATCCCCACCGGCTGCTCCAGGGTCTCCCACGCAGCGATAGCGCGGGCGAAGAATCCTTCACAGAGGCGCACGTCATCCGGGAGGAACACGTACCAGTCCGCAGGCGCGTCCCGGAGGTCCGCCAGCTCGTCGGAGACCAGCCGCCAGTGCCCTTCCCGGCCGCGATGCTCCGGCTGGCTCGTGAACGCATAGCCGCGTTCCGCGCAGAGGTCACGCACGGTCTCGTACTCCGGCGAGGCGTCGTCATAGACGCGCACCTCCACCTCCCCGTCGAAGCGGCTGCGCTCCCGCTCCACGTCGTCCAGGAGCAAGAGCAGCGCCGCTAGCCGGGCATAGGTGATAACCGAGACGACGGTGCGCGTCCGCGGCGGGAGGGCGAGCTGCCACGGCGTCTCCCGGGCGACCCGCGCCTGCTCGGCGCTGGTGTCCATAGCGCCGCCTTCCCCGCGGGAGGACGCCCGCCAGATGCTCGGTCCCCGGAACCTGGAGAGACGCAGCCAGCCGCGGCGGTGCGGGAGGACGATACGCGGGACGCCGCGCCCGTTCGCCCAGCGGGCCAGCCAGAGGTCCGCCATGTTCGGGCACTCGAAGATATCCGGCGGGACGGAAAGCGAGCGGTGCCAGGCCAGCGCGCCGGTCCCGAGGACGTGGACGGCGTGTTCGCCCTCCACCGCCGAGAGACAGTGGAATCGCGTCTCCACCGAGCGGTGGTAGTCCGCGGGATTCTCCACGAGGCGAGCGCCGTGCATCCCCACGAGCGCCCGGCGGTGGTAGCGCTCCACGCCGGCGATGAGCGTCTGTGCCCAGCCCGGCGGATACACGAGGTCGTCGTCGCACGTGAGGTGGTAGTCGTAGTCCTCCGCCCCGGCCCAGAAGAACTTGCCCGCGTCGCCCCGGTCGCCGTGCTCCTGCGAGCGCGCCACGTCGATGTTCCGGCCGCGCAGGAACCCGGGCACCTCGGAGTACCCGTTGAGGTACA